AGTGGTTGTGGACGCCAACGGCGACGTGGACACTCTCGGTGTTAACGTCCTGAAGTCCCCGGCCGCCACGGTTGGTACTCCGGGCGCCCTGTGTACCGCAGTCGAGCACGGCGACGGCACCTTCCACACCACCGTCCTGACCCTGACCGACTTCGCGGTCGGCACCGGCGACGACGATGTGGACCTCGCAATCGGTGCGGTCTGCTACACCTTCCCGGCCGGCGCTATCGCCATCCTTGGTGGCGCTGTCGAAGGCATCTTCTCGCAGGCTTCCGCTGGCGTCTCTACGGATGGTGAGGTCGGCCTCGGAACCGCAGTCGCAGCGGGCGCTACCTCGGTCCTGTCCGGAACCCCCGCTTTCGAAGATGTCATGAACGGCATCCCCTACACCAACATCACGCTGGGGACCACCCGCTTCACTGGCGCCGCTTCTCCGACTGCTCCGGTTTGGACCGTCATCCCGGCAGCTACGGCAACCCGCGATGTCTACCTGAACCTGGCCGCTGACTGGCCCAACATCGCAGCGGCCGAAGCGGTGACCTTCACTGGCACCGTCACGATCCGCTGGATGCTGATTGACTAAGACTGACGATTTCTACTGGACTGCCGAAGGGGCTGCCGTTATGGTGGCCCCTTCACCATTAACGGGGAACCCCAATGGCCAAATCTAACATCGATGAAAACCGCCCGACGATCATCCGCTTCGTGCCGGACCTCGGCATGGAAATCTACATGTACAAGGATGATCCCGGCGTCTTCCTGAATGCCTACGGAACACCAGTACATCCGGACCTCGCCCGGAAGGCTGGCTACGATGTTGACAAGTATCTCAAGGTGAAACAGCGCCGCGACCTAATGTCGCAGGCCGCCTCTGAGATCGAGAGACGCCTCGCCCTTGAAGCCTCCCAACCAGGGTCCAGGAATGTTATAAAGGAGAGAGACGGGTTCCGTTTGGTGCAGATCGGCAATGGCCGCTGCGTCGTGGAGGACCCCGATGGCACAGTTCTCACCGGGAATGCGGTCATCAATCTGGATGCCGCTTCCAGCCTCTTCGAGGTCCTGGTGCCACAGAAAGTCGTTCCGGATGAGGTCCCCATTCAGGAAGCTGTTCCTGCCGGAGACCTACCCGGAGGAGGAGACGTGGGTAGACCTTCCGGGTCCCGGAAAAAGTGAGACGGAGTGACCGATGGCAACCTACGGCGAACTGCAAACCCGCGTACAGCAGATCATCATAGACCTGCCATCCTCCGTGACGGCCCAGGTTCCGACCCTCGTGAAAGAGGCGGTCCGCGAGCTTCAGAAGAAGCACAACTTCAAAGTCATGGAAGCCCTCTCCAGCTTCACGACCGTCGCTGAGACCCGTGAGCTGGGCGACGTGCCTTCCAACTTCAAGGAGTTCCGGAACCGCCCCTACGAGCTGCTCTCGACCGGCTTCCACCGGGAACTCCAGATCGCGACCGACCGCAAGGTGGCCGAGGAGACCTGGGGTTCCGCCGATGCCGAAGCTGAGGCCGAGACCCTCATGGGGCAGCCCGAGATGATCCTCATGGGGGAACCATCGGATGACGATGGCACCATGGTCTATGAGGTCTTCCCCTACTCAGATAGCGCCTCCCTGTGGGAGGACAGCGACGCCGGTGAGTACCGCGTTCGCATCCCCTACTGGAAGTACCTGACCGTCCTCTCCGCCAGCGATGACACCAACTGGTTCACCGTCAACGCGGACACCTATATCGTCTACAAGGCCGCTTCCGAGGGCTTCTTCGATAACTGGGACGAGGAACGGGGAACCCTCTGGCTACAGAAAGCCCAGGCCCAGTGGACCGAGGTCCTGAACGCCGATAAGCGGCTCCGCCTCTCCGGCGTGACGCACCTGGTTCCGAACCCCGATGCAAGGCGGCCCCGGCCTATTCGCTGATTTCTTTCTGACATGGTAATCTCCATGGACGTACTATACCTCCATGGGAGTTCCCGATGGCTAGCCCGCCGTTTTCAATCGCTGAAACCGTACCGGCCGACGATGACGTAGCTGCCAACTTCCCGGCAGCCGAACGCACGTTCCGCGATATCGTGGAGAGCTGGCTCCTGATTGAGCACAACACCTACGGCCTCCATGAGTTCGGTTTCTACACAACCGCCCAACGTGATGCCGAGACCAACTGGGCTCGCGGCTCCGTCTGCTACAACGCGACCCTGGACCAGTTCCAGATTGCCACGGCGGCGGACCCTGAGACCTGGCTCTCCATCGGACCGGAGTTCCGCACGGGAGGCCACATCAGGATGGCCTTCCAGCACACCAATGCGCCCACTGGTTGGACCAAGGTAACCGACATTGGATACAACGATGTCGTGATGCGCCTGGTGACCGGGGTTCCTTCTGGGCAGACCACCGCTGCGAAGAACTTCTCGGACCTTCTCACGGCTCGCACCATCACCCAGGCGAACCTGCCGGCCGTCAACCTGGTGTCGTCCTCGCTGTCCGCCGCGTCGGTGTCGGTATCGTCGTCCTCGACCTCGATCAGCCACAACGCCGGCACGGTAACCGGTTCGAACGTGGCTGAGCAGAACCCGAATGACGTTACGGTCGCCACTCCAAACGGGGCCGCATCCATCTCTGCTACTACGACCACCACCACGACAACTACAACCACGATCTCAGGGACCGTTCCCCTCGGTGGAAGTGGAACCGCCATGGACTTCGCGGTGAACTACCGCGACTTCATCCTAGCCGTTAAGGACTAACTCAATGAGATGGTCTCCTAAAGAGGCTCCGGTCGCCCGGTTCGCGCTGAAGCTCCTTGCCCGTGAGCGACCCGAGGTCGCCAAGGTTGTTGAGGAGTGGGCCATGGAACAAGGATTGTCCTTGGTGCCGGGGTCGGCCCCCGTCGCTAAGGGGAAGAAGCGCCGGACCCGTGTGTTCGGCGTAGGAAAGGAAAAGAAGAATGTTCAACCCGTTCGGTAACCCGCCCGATACCAGCATCCCTGACAAGATGTGCCCGCACTGGAGGGGACCGTGCCGGAAGCACTGCCCCACCTGCATGTTCTGGCGCCCAGTGGAACAGAAGGACAAGAAGAGGCCGCCCCTCGAACCCGGCAACATGGTCTATGATTGCGCTCTCGGCTGGCACACCACCCTTGGTGTCGCTCAGCTTGGCCGCCTCGATGGGGTACAAGCCGCCATGGAGCAGACCCGGAACATGCTGGCCAACTCCATAAAGCGGACCAGTGCCCTTATTGGAGCTGTTGCTGGGGTCCGGGAACAGCTAGACGCAGCCAAACCGCCCCAGCGTCTGACCGCCGATGAGGGTCCGGCGCTTCTGGAGCATGACGATGAAAGCCAGCAGCGCTAGTACCGCCATTCTCAACCCTAATCTGGGCCTCTATCTGGGGATCGACCCCCTGATGGTGCCGGCTACCGGCCTGCTTGCGGGCGAGAACTTCCGTGTGAAGAACGGCAAGCTCTCGAACATCAACCTCGGCTGGGTCGCCTACAGCGCTATCGCCTTTGTGGACCCCATCACGCTGATCGACACCTTCTTCATCCGGGGTGTTGCTGAGAAGAACATCGTCGCCACCACCCGTAACCTCTATGAGTGGGACGCTGAAGCCGATACCGCGCTCTATCTGAATGCCCGCTACGCCACAGGCACCGTCCAAGCAGGTGGCGGCAACGATGCGTTCACTAAGGTGTTGCTCACTTGCGATGGCAGCGACCTTGGTACGACCTTCACCGACAGTAACGCTGGTGGTTCCGCTCACACATGGACCGCTGCCGGCAATGCGCACACCGATACCGCCGAGAAGAAGTTCGGAACCGCTTCCGCTCTGCTTGATGGTACCGGCGACTATGTATCGACGCCGGATCACGCGGATTTCTCCCTAGGCAGCGGTGCATGGACAATCGATCTATGGTTCAACTGCACTGCGCCGACTGGAACTAATCGGGCTCTCGGCGGCCAGGGCGATGTTGCGGTCACAGCGGCCACCACGGCGTGGTCATTGTTCCGCACCACGGCCGATAAAATCCGCGTCAATGTCTACGTTGGCGGTGTGGCATCGCAGATCGACAGCACGTCTACGTTTACTGACGCGGTCAACACCGGCTGGCACCATGTCGCCGTTGTGCGCACAGGCGACATCCTTCGGATGTTCATCGACGGCGTCCAGGAGGGTGGCGACGTTGCTATCACAGGCACCGTCAACAACGCGACAGACGTTCTGGCTATCGGCGCTCTCGGCGCCTACGTCGCAGAGGTGTGGTTGGGCTGGATAGACGAGTTCCGCATCTCCGTCGGCATCGCCCGCTGGACCGCCGCTTTTGAGCCGCCTGGTTTCGCGGCCACCACCGCCGCTCTCGATATCGTCCTCGCCAACAGCGGCACTCCCGCTTGGCAAACCAATGATATCGCCGCAGGGGACTTCATCAACTTCACGTCCGCCACTCAGCGGTCCCTCTCTGCCACCTGGTACGAGATTGAGAGCGTCGATAGTGAGAGCCAGCTCACTCTGACCAGCGCTGTTCCCACTCCTATCGCTGGAACCGTCTACACCATCCGCCGCGCCTTCACCGGGAACCTCTACGACATCTGGGACAGCGAAGTCTTCGTGAACCCGGATGACGGCACTGGGGACGACCTATGGTTCGCCACGAACGGCGTCGATTACGTGGTCTCTTGGGACGGCTCTGCCACCCAGGTGACGATCCAGAGTGCCCTTGACTTCACCTGCAAGCGGCTCTCGGTCTACAAGAACATGATGATCTACGCCAACATCACCCAAGCTGGTGAAGTGTTGCCGTCCTCGATCATCAATAGCGATGTGGGTCAGCCGCTCGATGTCTCGCTGGGGCTCGCCTCACAGTTCCGCATCCATGATGGTGTCGATCACATCCATGAGATTGAGGACCTAGGCGATAACCTCATCATCTACAGCGAGCGCCATGTGACCGTTGCGCAGTTCGTCGGAGACCCCCTGGTGTTCGTCTTCAGGGATGCCGCTTCCGGCATCGGCACTCTTGCAACCCGTGTCGTAGCCGACTTCGGGGACTACCATGAGTTCCTCGGCTGGGACAGCCAGTATCTATTCGACGGCGTCTCGGTCACAGAGGTCGGCAAGCAAGTATGGCGCGAGGTACTTCGCACTCGTGACGCCACCCGCCAACAGATGTGCTTCAACCACTTCAACGAGGAACAGGGCGAACTCATGTGGGGAGTGGCGCTCTCTTCCGACACCGGCGCCGGCTCCGACCTGGAGAGCCCGGTCGAGACCGCCTACGTGGAACACTACCTGGAAGAGGTCGGGGACCGCACCCCCTCTCCTTTCAGCAAGCGGGACTTCCCCTTCACCTGCGAAGGCTACAGCGCGACCACCTCGCTTACCACCTGGGACGAGCTTCTGGATGCGTGGGAGGACACCTTCCTCCGCTGGAACGACAGCTTCCTCTCCGCCGCGTTCCCGCTCTCCCTCATGGGAACCTTCGGCGGTACCATCATGGTTATCAACACGGTGCAGACCGGCGCGGGAGCTGCTTTGCCCTCCTACGTGAGAACCGCTCGACGCGCCCTAGGAGACGGCCGCATGAGGGGCCTCCTTGCCCGCGTGTACCCGTTCGCGAGCCAGATTTCGCCTGGGACGCTAGACATAACGGTCCGCCTTTCCGACCATGCGTCCGGCCCGATCACAGACAGTGAGACCTTTGAGTTCGACACGGCGCTCTCCGAAGGCGCCCACTTCATCTCACCATTCCGTGCCGCCCGCTACTTCGAACTCCAGCTAGGAACCGACGGTTCTGCCTGGGAGATCACCGGCTACGATATCGATACCCGCCCCGGAGGCCGTAGATGAGCCTCCGCGAAATGTCGCCTTCAGCCCGCCTTAAGGCCGCTAAAGCTGCCTTCGGCCGACGCCATGGAGCCTCCCCCGAAACGCGGGAGAAGATCGCGGCTGCCGAAAGTAAGATGGAATGGCGGGGCCAATGCCGGAAGTGCAAGACCCCCTTGAAAGGGCTCCTCAGCGAACTGAAGGAGCACCGCTGTGGTTGATAAAATCCAGGAGACCCCATCCTTCGGACAACGCGCCACCAACTGGGAGGACACCCATGATGGGCTGATCCGGACCCTCTACTACATGCTTACCAGCGCGTTCCACCGGCTTAACAACGTCCTCCCGGAGGACGGCTCCGAGGATATGGCGGCCCCGCTCCCCCTCCAGGAAGTCGCCACCGCCGACCTGCCATCTGCTGCCCTTTGGGAAGGTGGCCTCGTCTATGATACGACCCGCAATCGGGTTCTCTACAGCGACGGCTCCACCTGGCTCAGCCCCGGCTCCCAACCGTGGCTCTATGCCGCTGACTACGGTGTGGACGCTTCTAACAGCGCCGCCACCAACACCACCGCTATGAATGCTTGCCTAACCGCTGCCGCCGCCCTCGGTGGAGCCCGGATTTACATGCCCCGTGGCCAGCTAAACTTCAATGCGTGGGACACGATCACCACGAATGCTATCGAAATACATGGCATGGGGGACTACTCCGGTGGCACCGAACTCCGCTTCGCCCACGCCACAGGGGACAGCATAACCCTATCGACGAGCGGTCATCAGTGCTTGAAGGACCTCTTCATCTCATCTTCGGTCTACAAAACCTCTGGATACGCCATCAAGATTACCGGTGGCGCATTCTCACCCCGCATTGAGAACGTCCGCATTGACTACCACCACAACGGCATCTGGGTTCACGACACCGCTGAGCCTTACATCCGGCGTATCAGGATGCGATACATGCACGGTACGCAGGGCATCTATGTCGGTGGAACCAGCTCTTCGGACGCCGTTTTCGGCTGCACAATCGACTACTTCAACGCCGATAATCCCTACCCGCTGACCTATGGCACCTTCAAGACGTGGGCCATTTCCACCGCTTTCTCTCTGAATGACATCATCCAGAACAACGGGAACATCTATCAGTGCTCCACAGCCGGCACCTCCTCCGGCGCTGGAACAGGCCCCTCCGGCATCCCTGGCAGCGGAACCCCCGACGCGGCTTTCACGACCACCATCACCGATGGAACCGCTGTGTGGAAGTTCGTCGCGTCCGGTTCCCTCGCTTGGTACATCCAGGACAATTACGCATATTCTTGCGCATGCAACGATAGCGCCCTCCTGAACGGCGGCTACGGCGTCCGGATGATCGATACCGCCGCTACCGGCACCTCCTACCCCACCTGGCTCAATAGCACCAACCTGGAGCTGGACCACAACCTCAACATGGGAGCTGACCTCGCAGCCGGTGAAGGCTTCTTCGCACAGGGCTTCTGGCAGGGCTCTTGCATCGCTGGCTCCGGGGTTACCATCGGAGCCTCTTTCCGGGGTGAAACCACCATCGGTATGGGGTCCCGCATCCTCGGTAACTACACCCACGGCGTCCTGGTACAGGCTGGCCCCGTCGCAACCAATATCTCCGACAGCGTCATTGCCCTCAATGGGCAGGCCGCTGCTGCCACCTACAACAACATCTCACTGGCCGATAACGCCGCTCGTGTCTGCATCTCGGATAACTTCATCGGATATGCCGCTTCCGGCTCCGGACAGGCAGCCTATGGGGTCTACGGTGGGGCTGGTGTCGCCCGCATCATCGTCACAGGGAACGACCTCGGGGGGAACGCCACCGGTGGGACCAACCTTGCTACCGGTGGCACTCTCATCATCGAGCACAACAATGTCTAGGCTCCGTAGCCGTTACAACTCCAAGATGTGGCCAGTCCTGATCGGCTTAACCGACCGGGACGATGGCACCGTTTGGTATCTGTCCACCGAGACCGTGGATGACGAAATCTATATCTCCATCGACACGGAGCGGCCGTTCAGCAACCCCACCAAGCATGTCATATACGAGGCCCATGCCGGTCCCATTGTGAACGGCCTTCG